AGAAGAAGCACGCTTGATTAAGGCATATACTAATAAGGAACTAGCTAAAAACTGGGTATTATTGGATAAGTTGCAAAAGCTAGATGTAAATAGTGAAAACCTAGATGCAGAACTAGCACCGATTGAGCAAGAACTAACTAAAGAACAATTGCTACGAAAGGACAAAGCAAAAGTTGATAAAGAGTTAGGAAGTGTTTCAAAAGAATTAGATAAAGCCAATGATGAAATTGATAACCTAAAAGCACAACAGGAGCAAATACAAGAACAAGCTAGAGAACGTGAACTTGATTTGAAAGATAAAAATAACGAATTATCTAAACGCTTAACAGCAATCACGAATAGACTTGATAAAGTGCTAGAGCAAAAAGAACGCTTGCAAGAGCGAATGCAAGAACGCATGGACAATAAAGTATTATCTAATGAAGAGCGAATTGAAAAGCTAATGGATGCGTTGCAAGAGCGTATTAATGCGGTGCGTGCAATTCGTGATGGTGGATTTGGTACAATTCCTAAATACATGGAACGTGCTAAAAAAGAATTAGGCGATTTGACATTATCTCAAGCTAGCCAGTACAAGAAGTACCAAAATCAAGCTGTAAGAGATGGTAAGAAAGCAGATAGTGCATTGGCTGTTGGTAAAGTTGACGAAGCATTACATGCTAAACAATCACAAATGCTAAACCAAGCAAGGGCAAGAGTAGCGTTTGAAAATTCAAAAGCCATTAAGAAATTGCGTGTTAAATTGTTAGACCAATTGAACCGCATGACACGTAGTCAAAACCCTATCATGGTTGAGCCTAATATGCGATATTTCTATACACATATGGCATACCAAATGGGATTGACTAAGTATGATGGCTTGCAACCTGTTAATGGGTTTGACATGATGTCAGTTATTAAAGCATTAGATGCAGATGCTGACATCATGGGTGATAAGGAAGCGACTGTACAACTTGAACCATGGATATACGAAATGTTCGATGCTAAATCACATAGAACGTTTAGTACTCTTAAAATGAGCGAACTCGAACAGTTAGAGGAACTCATGACAGGGATGTACAAAAGCGGTAGAACTCAATATGAGGGAAGTACACTAATCGATGAAAAAGGAAATAACGTTACATTTGATGAAGCTATATTCCAAATTATTGATAAGGCATCCGAAACATTTGGTAGAGATAATGGGAATGTATTCAATGAGTTAAACAACCGCAGCCGTGCAGATGCATTGTCTAATACATTGAATAACTTTAACTTGTCATTATTGAAAGCCGAAACATTCTTACGCAGGTTGGATGGCGGAAAGAATGGCCCTGCAGTTAGATATATTTACGAGCCAATTAATAAAGCTACTCAGAAATTTAACGAGTACAAAGAAAAAGCTATGTATAGATTGGCCAGAGATGTAAAAGCGGTATATTCAAAGAAACAACTCTTTGATGTTCGTAATGATCATCTTTATAGCGTAGGCGAATTACGCAATGTTACCAAAGAGCAAATCATCATGCTTGCATTGAATTGGGGTACAGAAAAGAATAGACAACGTGCATTGGAAACTATCCAAAGTAATGAAGTAGAAATGGAACGAGCGTTCCAAGAATACATGACGGATAAGGACTGGGAATTTGTTATCCGCACATGGGAACATATCAATTCATTCTATGAAGAGCGTAGTAAGGTTCAAGAGGAATTGTATGGTAATCCTTTAAAGAAAGAAAAAGGGATTACATTTACAATTGGCGGTAGAGAAATTCAAGGCCAATATTTCCCTATTGTGTACAATCCTAAAGTCAGTGCTAAAGTATCTGATTTTGAAACAGAGGATATAGCCAAGACAATGATTGCTAGTAATGCAATCTTTGGTACAGGTATGGGTGCTACTAAATCACGTTTGGATGTAGTCAAAGGCAAGTCCTTGATGCTTGATTTTGATGTTATTCCTAATGCTATTACGGAAGCTATTAACCACGTTACTATGCGTAAAGCAGTAACCGATGTAAATAAGCTGATAGGCAATAGCCGTTTCCAAGAATATATCGTTGATAAATTTGGTATGGAAACCTACCAATTCTTGCGAACATGGGTTAGAGACAACTGGAAAGATGAAGCAGCAAAACTTGATGCATGGGGTAGATTGGTTATGACACTCAAGAAAAATACCTCTACCGCAGTTATGGCTGGCCGTGTATCCGTAGCATTACAAAATGCGTTGAACATTCCTGTTGCCATGTATCGTATTGGTGTAGGAAATACACTCAAAGCAATTAGTGATGCAGGTATTGGGTTCTATGGTGTAGGTACAAATAGATATAATGCAACTCGTGATTTTGTTTTAGGTCAATCAATCTTTATGAGGGAACGTGTTCAAACACTAGATAAAGACTTAAAGCAAGGCTTATCTATTAATGGTAAAGGTTTACGCATTGGTGATACAAATATCGGTGGTTATAAAGGTGAACAACTAGCTAATATCCGTGATGATATTAATCAAATGGGTTTTAGATTGTTAACCGAAACTGATTTTGCATTGTCAATTCCTATATGGAAATTCGCATACGATAACAAAGTACTAGAATTACAAAGCGTTGAGGGAGTAACACCAGAGTTTATAGAACAGGAAGCTATTAGTGCTGGCGATAGAGCCGTGAGAGATATATTTGGTAGCGGTGATACAAAAGATAGTGCAGGCATCCAACGTTCAAGGAATGCATTTTCTCAATTGTTTGTACCATTCTACTCATACGCTAATACGTTATATAACATTCTTGCTGAGGGTTCTTATGCATTAAAAGACCAAAGAAATTATGGGCAATTTATCCGTATGCTATGGTGGACTTTAGCAGCACAAGCACTAGGCATGATGGCATATAAAGCTATGACAAATGGAGATGATGATAGTCAAGAGGATTTAGTCAAATCGTTTGTTGAAGAGTTAGCATCTCAATCTATTATGGGTGTACCGATTGTACGTGATGTTGCAAACGTTACAATGCGTAATATACTAGGCGAAAAGTCATTTGGTAAAACTAATTCTGTTATAGCTACTTCTATTATTGATAAGTTACAAGATATGTACACTGCTATAAATTCTAAAAATAAAGATGCAACAGATGTTGGTCGAAGCCTATCACAAGTATCAAACCGCATCGTAGGTTTTAGTGATACCATTACAGATGGATTGTGGACATTATCTAAATTTGCATTAACCGATACCGATGCAAAGCTAGAGGATGTTATCATGTCTATCATTTTAGATAAAAAGCTAAAAGATAAAAAATCTAAGAAGAAAGACAAACATTAATAAATTAAGGACTACTCAATTATGGGTAGTCCTATTTAATTGAAAGGAGTACATATGATACCAGAAGTCAAAAAACCTAGTGTAGTTTATCAATGTGATGGAGCGAACAAGAAATGGATATGGCCATATGACTTTTACATGATTGAAGATATAGCCTTAATCATGGTGGATGCAGACGGCACAGAAAGTGTACAAACAGGCAATATCGATTATGACAAAGAAAACAAAACTTTAACATATCCTGCTGATGGTGATCCATTAGACAATACGCACAAGATTATTCTTGAACGTAGAACACCAATTAAACAAGATACAGATTTGCCTGATGAGTACCCTTTCCAAAATATCGAACACATGACAGATAAGGTTACATTGATTTTGCAAGAAATGCAGGAGAAAATGAACCGAGCCTTATTAATCCGTGTAGGTAGTGATGAGGATGCAACCACAGTTGCACGTAAAATTGTAGATACATCAACAAAGGCAGCAAATGATGCTATTGATGCATATGAAAAAATCAAAGCAGAAAGTGATACTATTAACGCTAATGCAGAAACGATAAAGGCATTAGGCGGTGAAATCACAGAATTAAGCCGTACAGTTGATGATAAATTAGCAACTAGCAATACAGCACTTAATACATCGAGCGCTAATGTAACGAAAGCAGAAAAGCTAGTGGCGGATGCAAAAGCATATGCAGGACAAACAACTGTTGATAAGCGTGATATTAATGAGTTGGTGAGCCAAGCACGCACGTTAAAAACCGACATTGATAACAAACAAACATCAATCGCAAGTAACGCTATCAAGGCAACTGATGCGGCGAAACGTGCAGAAGTCGCAGCAAGTAAAGCGGAACAAATCGCCTTGCCTAATGGCGGTGGTTTGATTACAAAAACAGAAGCCGATACAANCTAGCGACTAGCAATACGGCACTTGATACATCAAGTGCTAATGTAGTAAAAGCAGAAAAGCTAGTAGCGGATGCAAAAGCATATGCAGGACAAACCACAGTTGATAAACGTGATATTAATGATTTGGTTAGTCAAGCACGTAATTTAAAGACAGACATTGATAATAAACAAACCTCTATTGCAAGTAACGCTATCAAGGCAACAGATGCTGCTAAACGTGCAGAAACAGCAGCTGCTAAAGCAGAACAAATCGCACTACCTAATGGCGGTGGCTTAATTACAAAAACAGAAGCCGATACAA